GTCGTCTACATATCGTTAGTGATGAGGCTATGGCTTCGTAAGGGGATGAAATTGACTGATGCTATCGCGACAGTTGAACCAGAAATTGACTTTGAGGTAATTGTACTTCGCTGTAATTGCGGCAATCCGAAAAGCCATGCGCCGGGTTTGCCGGGCGTGGAAAATCGCCCGTGTCCGACGCCGATCCTTGTTAATCTCGGCGTTGTGGCGTCGAATCACCAGAAAATTGGGAGTGTGACAATAAGTTAATGGCTACAGTTTTGACAGATGCGGGCAAGGCGATTAGTTCAGGGCTCGTAACTAAAGTAACGACACTAGACCCGAAATATATCGGTATTGGTTCAGGCGCAGGTACGGCCGCCGTTGCGGATACAACCCTGTTTACCGAATACACTACCGGCACATGGACTGGTTATGCTCGCACGAGCGCGGCCGGTACACAGGTAACCGGGTCGGTTACTAATGATTCTACGTCACACGTTGGAACCTTTACCGCAGGGGCCGCACAGACAGTCACGAATGCGGGTAATTTCGACGCCTTGACGGCCGGTAACGCTTTTGTTAAGGGCGACTTTACAGGCGTTGCGCTTGGTATCGGTGACTCGATACAGGTTACGATCAAACTTAGATTCGCATAGCCGATGGCTTTCGTAGCTAAGTCGGCGCTTGCTACTGGTGGCGCTTCGGTTACTCCGGTATACACGACCGCGACGGCCGGTAACGTACTGGTTGCGCTCGTCTCTGCTAACTCATCGAAAGCGGGAACATGTGTCTTGTCGGGCTCGACTACCGGATGGACTAAGCGCGCGTCCGCTATTGCCAATCCGGGCGCGGCAGGTGAAATCGCTGAGATTTGGGATAAGATCGCGGTTGGCTCGGACGTTATGCCAACGTGGACGCCCCCGGCTACGGCGACACTTTCGGCGTGTATCGTTGCGGAGTTCAGTAGTACTACCGTTTTCGATCAGGGCGGTACGCAAATTGGGACCGTGACGCCGCTAACCGCGACTGCCACGGCAATAGACGGCGGGACCGGCCGACTTATTGTTGCTCTGGTTGCAGAGCGCAATACGGCCGCTACGACTACGTTCACCGACAACGTCAACTCGCTAGGCGTCGGAACCGGGATAAATATCCTTGGCGACAACGGCGCAACTTCACAGGCCAATCATCACCATTCGATTTACGTTACTACGGCGACTACCGGAACCGTGGCGGATAAAGAGGTAGCGACGTGGTCGGTTGTATCCACTAGGGCGGCGGTCGCTATCGCTAGCTATAAGGTTAGCGGCGGTACGACATTTCCGCAAACTCTCACTGTCGTAACGACTACCGTTCCGGCGATCACGAAACGGATAGGTAAGTCGTTAGCCGTCGTGACAACTACGGCGCCGACGATCACGAAACAGATCGGTAAGCTCGTGTCGGTTGTCACAGTTACGGCGCCGTCACTGTTTAAACGGATAAGTAAAACGCTTTCAGTCGTCACGACTACGGCGCCAACGCTTCTAACGTCGAAATTCAAATTGGTTTTATTGTCCGTTGTAACGACTACTGTTCCGGCGATCACGAAACAGATCGGTAAGGGGCTTTCAGTCGTCACGACTACGGCGCCGACGATCACGAAGCGGATCAGTAAGACGCTTTCAGTTGTTACGACTACAGCGCCGACGCTTTTAACGTCAAAGTTTAAGCTCGTGTTACTGTCCGTCGTCACGACTACCGTTCCGGCGATCACGAAACAGATCGGCAAGCTCGTATCTGTCGCAACGGTTACGCAACCGACGGTTACGAAACGGATCAGTAAGACGCTAGCCGTTTCCACGACTACCGTTCCGACGATTACGAAACAGATAGGCAAGGGACTATCCGCCGTTACGGCTCCGGTTGTAACGGTCCTAACGAGTTTCATACAGGCAATACAGGCCGCCATAGGGCGCGGCTTCACTTCTAATTACTACTCGCAGGTAATTTTAAGTGATGGCGCTATTGCTTATTGGCGGCTCAATGATACCGGCTCTATGGCGGTTGACGCGACCGGAAATGGTCACGACGGAGTAATAACAGGCGGCGTGACGGTAGGCGTACCGGGAGCGATAAGCGATGGTGATGCGGCCATGCGATTTGATGGCACGTCAGGCAAAATTGACGTTCCGTATTCGCCCGCTTTGAATCCGTTAATGTGGAGCGTTGAAGGTCGATACTTTGCAGCCGCACAGGCGGCTAACAATCCGATTCTTGATTGCCGTCCCGCATCATCGGGCGCGCTTGCGGCGGGCTTCGATCTTTTCATAAATGCCGGGACCGGCATTGGAATTAGTGTTTGCTCGACTAACGTAGCACAGACAATTCTTGCGGCATCCGTACCCAATCATTCCGTTTGGCATCATGCCATTGCGACCTATGATGGAACACAGGTGCGGCTATATGTTGATGGCGTTTTACGCGCCGGTCCAACCACTTGTCCTTACACGCCGAACCCTAATAAGGTAAGCGCAATTGCTCACCTAACAGGTGGTGGTAGTAATTTCGTAACCGGCTCTCTCGATGAGATCGTTATTTACTCCTACCCGTTAAGCGCGGCGCAGGTACTTAACCATTTCAACGCCGCAATACTCAATCAAAAAGGTTTTATTCCAATCGGCGGCCATCGCGGAATTGGGTTTTAAAGGGGGGCTATGCCACTACCAGTAGGCGGAACGGGTAAAAATGATACTCGTTGGCCGCCTGATGATAAATTCGATACATACGGCAAGTACCAAGAGCATTCGGCGTGGTACGGCGGCGACGTACAGGAATTGGCAGCCGTCTATACCGGCATGAATGGGCCGAATGCCAAGCCGAAAGGACTTGTTAACTCAGTCCGAGGTTGGTTTTGGGGTAAGGAAGCTCTTGCCCCCGCGCCGCGCCCGCGTATTCATGTACCAATGGCCGCCGACATTGCAACCGTGGGCGCCGATATGCTCTTTAGTGTATCGCCTACGTTTAAAATTCAGGACGAGGAAGCTAACGAAAAAATACAGGACCGCCTAGAGGAAATTGTCGAGGAAGAGAATTTCAAGAGGTCAATTCTAGAGTGTGCCGAAGTTTCGGGCGCGCTCGGCGGCGTGTTTTTGCGTATGACTTGGGATGAGGTACTTGCGCCGAAGCGGCCGCTACTTACGGCGGTTCACCCGGATTCAGCGGTAGCTGATTTTCGATGGGGCCGACTGGTTGGCGTTACGTTCTGGCATGTCATAAAAGAGGGTGACGGCGTTTGCTATCGCCATCTTGAGCGGCATGAGCGCGGTATGATTTATCATGGACTTTTCAAGGGCACCGTAGATCGTTTCGGCGGCTACTATCGCGGTTCGGCAGGGATGCTTGGAACTCGCGTTCCGTTAACTGACCTTCCCGAAACTGCAAGCCTAGTGGACGGCCTTGACGGTCCTGACTTTATTGCGACTGGTATTACTCGTATGACGGCCGTCTATGTGCCTAACATGTTACCGAACCGTCTGCATCGTGGGTCGGACTTGGGGCGTAGCGATTATCAAGGCTCTGAGGGGCTTATGGATGCGCTGGACGAGGTTTATACGTCGTGGATGCGGGACATTCAACTCGGTAAGGGTCGTATTATTGTCCCGGCCGAATTCCTGCGCTCAGTAACCGGCGCCAAGGGGCAAGGCGCGTGGTTCGACGCGCAACAGGAAATTTTCGTACCGCTGCCGGGTATGAATCCGGCGACCGATGCGAGCTTGACGATTTCGCAGTTTGCGATCCGCACGAAAGAGCATCAAGATACGGCAATGGCGCTTATTGAGCGCATCGTAGCGGCGGCCGGTTATTCGGCTAGTTCGTTTGGTATGTTGGGCGATGTTCAGGCGCAGACGGCTACCGAAATCGAATCGCGCGAGCGGCGTTCGTTTATTACTCGCAGTAAAAAGGCTCAGTATTGGGGACCGGGACTCCGGGATATTCTTATGGCGGCACTAGAGTTTGACCAGAAACACTTTTCTGGCCCCGGCGTGGCAAAGATTGTCGTCAAGTTCGGGACGCCAGTCCAAGAGGATATGTTAAAGCGCGCTAGTTCTATTGAAGCTCTAGCCCGTGCCGGGGCCGCGTCTATCGCGCGACTCGTCAAAATGTCCGATGATTCACTTACTGACGATCAGGTTACGGCAGAGGTTGCGTTGATACAGAAAGAAAAAGGGATGATGATTCCTAATTCGACGGCGCCTATGCCTAAAGTTGGGATAGACCCCGGCAATACATCCGCTAAGTAATAGCGGGTAGGAAACCGCACTAAAGCGGGATTCTCCGTTTCGACTCGATCAGGTATCGAGTTATTTCAATATGCTCCGGGAGGGCTAAAACACA